TCATATGCGCTTGTATGGACGACCCGGCCTCTACGATAGCTGGGTGGAATATCAGGGGCAGGCTAGGAAGGCCAGAAAAGAGGCTGAGAGACAACGCCAGAAGGAAAGAGATGAGCTTATAGAAGCAATCTCAATCTTCGTCGGGGTTATTATTATTTTCGGTCTAGCGGTAGGCGGCGGCTACCTTTTCTACACCTACAAAATGTGAGGCTTTGATGGCAGGCAAGACTAAGGCTGAGAAGATCGCGGCTGGTAAGAAACGCCACGGCTTTACCGCAGTAAATAAGCCACGGCGAGGCGGACCAAAGAAGTTCGAGGTTTTAGCCGTCGAAGGTGACACGGTTAAGTATATTACTTTCGGAGATCCGAAAATGGAAATCCGCAAAGATAATCCCGCAGCCCGTAAATCATTCAGAGCTAGACACAAGTGTGACACGGCTAAATCTAAACTAACGGCCCGGTACTGGTCCTGCAAGAAATGGTGATCTAATGTCTCTAGTAAATAATATTAATAAGCGTAAGAAAAATAACACTTCTCGCTCAAAAAAGAACAGCACCGTAAGTGATAAAGCTTATAAAGATATGAAGGCTGGCTGGCCTAAAAAGAAGAAAAAGAAGGCCTAGCCGTGACAGAAGATCGCCTCACTAGAATTGAGGACAAATTGGACGCACTTTCAAACGTAGTCGTTACTCTCGCCCGAATGGAGGAGCGTATGATTACTGTGTTTAAGCGTATGGACAATATCGATGATCAACAGAAAGCAATGTGGGATCGCATCGTTAAGCTAGATCAGCTTACTGCGTCCAGAGGCCATAAGCTTCAATTCTTTGAACGGATCTGGTGGATCGTATTCACAGCCTCAATAGGCGCTGGGTTTGTATATATGAGGACGATGGGATGAAGACTGAAAAAGAATATACCGAAAAGCAGTTGATGTTCCTAGACGCCCTTATGTCTGAGGAGTGCAAAGGCAATATTAAGAAGGCCATGCAGGCCGCTGGCTATGCGGACAACACCTCTAGCACTGTAGTCGTAGCCGCCCTGAAGGATGAGATTAACGACAGAGCCGCTATGGTGATGGCTATGAATAGCACCAAGGCAGCTTGGGGTATGGTAGATGTATTAGACGATCCCGGTGCAATGGGCGCTCGTAACTCTATCTCAGCGGCTTCCCAGATACTGGACCGCACAGGCCTCATTAAGAAAGAGCAAGTAGAAGTTAAGAATACAGGCGGGGCGATGTTTATATTGCCACCGAAGAGCGAAGATTGACTATCTGGTTAAATAAAACTAGGCCAAACAAGACCGCTAAGATACCGTATGCTTATGTGGCGTCTGAAGATGACCCCCTTGTACTTATCCCTGACCAAGATAAAGCTGTCTTTGTTGAAGAAGCCTTAGACTACCTTGAGGAAGGTAACTCTAGTCGTAAGACTGCGGAGTGGCTTACCTCTAAGACAGGTGATAAGATTAGTCACCAAGGTCTAATACATATATGGAAGTCTAGGCGGGGTAAGGATAGCGATAATCCCTCACAACGTCTAAAGGACATGGCTAAAGCTAACCGCAAGAGAAAGCCTAAGACCCCTGAAGCGAAGAAATTAAATGCAGCCAAACGTAAGCAGACAGACGCTAAACGTAGACTGACAATGGCTAAACGCCAGTTAAAAGAACTACAGCCTACGGAAGAGCTAGATACATCTAATCTAGACTTCTCTGTTATTGAAAGTGAGAGGCAAAAGACTGAAGTCGTATTTGCTCCCAATGAAGGCCCACAGACAGAATTTCTAGCGGCATCTGAAAGGGAAGTATTATATGGCGGCGCGGCTGGTGGTGGCAAATCCTTTGGGCTGTTGGCTGACCCAATGCGGTATTTCAGCAACCCCAACTTTAATGGGCTGATACTCCGGCGCACGAATGATGAGCTAAGGGAACTCATTTGGAAGTCACAAGAATTATACCCTAAAGCATTCCAAGGTGCTAAATGGGCTGAGAAGAAATCACAATGGACCTTTCCCAGTGGAGCCAAGCTCTGGCTTACATACCTAGAAAGAGACCAAGACGTACTACGCTATCAGGGACAAGCCTTTAGCTATGTGGCTTTTGATGAGTTAACTCAATATGCTACGCCCTTCGCGTGGAATTATATGCGCTCACGGCTACGTACAACGGACCCTACGTTACCCATTTACATGAGGGCAACAACAAACCCCGGAGGAAATGGACACGGTTGGGTTAAGAAGATGTTTATTGACCCTGCACCAGCAAACAAAAAGTTTATTGCTAAAGACTTAGATTCAGGTGAAGACCTAGTTTATCCCGATAGTCACGACAAAGCAGGGGAGCCTCTGTTCTACAGACGGTTCATACCAGCAAGTCTACGGGATAATCCTTACTTGATGGAAGGCGGTCAGTACGAGGCTAACTTGTTATCTCTACCGGAGATGCAACGAAGACAATTATTAGAAGGTGATTGGGCAGTAGCTGATGGAGCGGCCTTTTCTGAGTTTAGAAGCAACATACATGTTATAGAACCTTATGAAATACCTTCAGATTGGGTACGATTTAGGTCATGTGACTATGGCTATTCTTCTTATAGTGCTGTACACTGGTTCGCAATAGACCCAAGTTATGGTACTTTAATTAACTATAGGGAATTATATCTCTCAAAGCACACAGGTAGAGACCTAGCTAAAGCTGTTATGGAAGCTGAAGGCTCCGAAAGAATGCAGTATGGGGTACTTGATAGCTCATGCTGGCATAATAGGGGACAAATCGGCCCCTCTATAGCAGAAGAGATGATCAGCATGGGCTGTAGATGGCGTCCAAGTGACCGTACTAACGGGGCTAGGGTAGCCGGAAAGAACCGACTTCACGAAGTTCTAAAGGTAGATGAGATTACAGGCTTACCAGCCATACAATTCTTTAATACCTGCCGACAAATTATAGCAGATTTACCTGTACTTCCCAGCGATCCCCGTGGATCGGATGATATTGACCCACGCTACGCCTCAGACCACGCTTATGACAGTGTAAGATACGCTGTTATGAGTAGGCCAAGAGCGTTTAGCCCCTTCGACATGGGCGCTGGAATACCACAACAGAGTTGGCAACCCGCTGACGCAACATTTGGATACTGAACATGGCATTGATGGATAAACCTACACCAGAAGATATAAATGAAACTGACCAAACGGTTGCTCTTGATGAAGATGGCAACGTAGAGGAGGAAAACATTTCGTATTCTGGTGCGGTTTCCTTCGTAAATTCACAGTATGAACGCGCAAAAGACGCTAGATTTACTGATGAAGACCGCTGGTTAGACGCATACCGCAATTATCGGGGTATTTACTCCAGCGAAGTACAATTTACCGACACAGAGAAGTCAAAAGCATTCATTAAAGTAACTAAAACCAAGGTTTTGGCTGCATATGCCCAAATTGTTGACGTTTTATTTGCCGGAAGTAAGTTTCCACTAGGTATTGAGCCTAGTAAGTTCCCAAATAACGTAGCAGACACTGTTTCTTTCAATCCTCAAGGTCTTACAGAGGAAAAAATCAAAGAACAGGCCAATGTAGACTACAAATTACCTCAATCTATTGTACGTCCTGACATTGCCAAGGATTTAGGCATATATAAAGACAAGTTAAAAGCTATTGAAGACGATTTAGAGCTAGGTGCAGGTAAAATACCCGGTTCTATTACGTATGAACCTGCTAAACGTGCTGCCCAGAAGATGGAAAAGAAGATGCACGATCAGTTGGACGAAACTGATGCTCCAAAGCACCTAAGATCGGTGTCTTTTGAGACAGTTTTGTTCGGCACAGGTGTTATGAAGGGTCCATTTGCCCAAGACAAAGAATACCCCAGATGGGACGAAGAAGGCAATTATGACCCCCTATTTGAGACAATTCCTAAGATGGAGTACGTTTCTTGCTGGGATTTCTACCCTGACCCTGATGCACGTAACATGAATGAGGCTGAGTTTACCATTCAGCGCCACAGGTTAAATCGCACACAGTTACGTAGTCTTAAAAAACGCCCACACTTTAGAGAAGAGAGCATTGAGCTAGCTATTGAGGGTGGCGCTGACTATCACCGTGAGTATTGGGAAGATACTCTAGAGGATGATGGCAACACAGGTAACATGGACCGCTATGAAGTCCTAGAATACTGGGGTGTGCTAGATACAGAGCTTGCAGAAGAAGCTGATATCGAAATACCAAAAGAACTAGAAGACAAAGACGAAGTTCAAGTAAACATCTGGGTATGTAATGGGCAAATCCTTAGACTTGTTCTTAATCCATTTACTCCTACTCGTATCCCTTACTTAGCTGTTCCTTATGAGCTTAACCCATATTCATTCTTTGGTATTGGTGTAGCTGAAAACATGACAGACACACAGCTTCTGATGAATGGCTTCATGCGTATGTCGGTGGACAATGCGGCGCTCTCAGGAAACCTGTTAATTGAGGTGGATGAAACTAACCTAGTACCCGGACAGGATATGTCTGTGTACCCCGGCAAAGTGTTTCGGAGACAGGCTGGCGCACCCGGACAGGCGATTTTTGGCACCAAGTTCCCTAACGTCAGCCAAGAGCTTCTTATGATGTTTGATAAGAGCCGACAGCTTGCAGATGAGGCTACAGGTATTCCAAGCTATACACACGGTTCAGGAGCCGTAGGTGGGGTAGGGCGTACAGCAAGTGGTATGTCTATGTTGATGGGTGCAGCGGCACAAAACATTAAGGCAGTGGTTCGTAACATCGATGACTACTTATTAGCTCCACTAGGCAAAAGTCTATTTGCATTCAACATGCAATTCAATTTCGATAAAGAGTTTATTGGAGACCTTGCTGTTAAGGCACGGGGTACTGAAAGTCTGATGCGTAACGAAGTACGCAGCCAACGACTGCTACAGTTTATGCAAATGACTGCTAACCCACAGATGGCTCCGTTTGTTAAGTATGATTACATCCTACGTGAGCTAGCGGCATCTATGGACTTGGATGAGGATAAGATACTTAACGATCCACGCGAAGCAGCAATCCAACAAAAGATGATGGCTGAGATACAGGCTATGATGCCACAACAACCAGCACCACCTTCAGGCGCAGCACCAGAAGGTGGACCTCCACCAGTGTCTGACCCAACAGGTAACGGCGGTGGCAATATAGCCCCCGGACAAGCCCCAGAGCCTGACGCACAAGGTTTCACAGGCGGCGGCGGTGGGGCCAATGGCGGTAATG